TGTTTATGTTTATCTACATCAACTAAATTTACTACATATAATGGTGATACTGAATATAATTCAAAAAATATTTTTATTGCTTGTGAAATACTAAAATCTAAATCATTAGTATCTCCAAACATCTCTATAGCCTCTTTATAACTTGATATTCTTAAAATTTTATTAGAAGTTCTTTTATCCTGTTTTACTTTATTCATAGGTGCATTACCAACAATAAAATAACCGTATGCCATTTCAACAGGCAAATTAATATCTGATTTTACTTCACTTTGATAGGTCCCGTGTTTATATGCCATTAATTACCCTCCTTCTCTACTATTTCTTTTAATTCTTCTGTTATCTTATTTAATACTACTTTATTTATTTTTAATTTAGAAACATTTTCAACTTCTATTAAAAGTTTAGATAATATCGGGTATTTTTCTAAAACTTCTTCTATCTTTTCTCCGTAATATACCGTACCTTCATTAAATCTCATTCCTAATAAATCTATATTTTTACCTAAGTAGATATATTGTTTTTTTATATCCATGTATTTTCCTCCCAGTTACTAATTGGATCTACAGGTTCCCCATAAACAACAAAATCTATTTTAGAATAGAAAAAAGGTTCTTGCTTATCACTAAAAAAATTAACTGAAAAATTTTTAGTAACATCAACAGCAAATGAACCTTTTTTATGTACTTCACTTAATAATTGTTGTCTAATGTAGTCCCCTAATGCTAAATTTTTTATATAATCTTCTTCCTTTTCTTCTTTTGTGCCTATCCAAATTTCAATATCAACAGGTGCTTCATAACTATTAATACCTGTTGTTTCTTGTGAAAAATTAACAATTCTTAACAAAACAAATGGAAAGTAATTATTAGTCTTGTTTCCATTTTCTCTATCAGCAAAATCATTAGTTGGTAAGAACCCACGATATATATTTATATCATAATCAATTATACCGTCACAAAAAGATTTTAATTTTTCTTTAGTTAAAACTTTCTTAAGAAAATCATACAAATGCCTTTCTGTATTTACTATCATTTAATTAATCTCCTAATCTCATGTTCTAATCTTTCCTTTAGTTTACTTTCTGCAAATCCTTGCAATTTTTCAATAATTGTACTTCCTCCTAACATTTGTGGAGCAGAAGGACCTTTTAATCTTTTAATGGGTAAACTTGATTTACCTACCCTACTAAATGCACCTAAAAAACCATTATGATATGCTATAAATGCATTAGGCAAGACTTTAGTAGCTCCCCTTTTAACAGCGGCCCTTACAACTTTATTCTTGCTTCTAAATCTAGGTACTAACTTAAAATGATCAAGCCCCAAAGGAGAGCCCACAACATTTATTACTCCATTTAAAGTTGAAGTTGTGGACTTTTTCAAATTTAAGTTTTTAGATAAATCCTTTCTTTTAACAGAATATTCATCTGTTGCACTTTTTAATTGTCTAGTTTTAACCATAACTAAAGTCCTATTTATTGCAAAAGATATTGCTTTTTTAAGTTCTTTAGGCGCTTTTTCAAACTCTTTAACAGTTGATTCTACATCATATTCTAACTTTATCATATCTCTTCCCAAATAACTAAATCTATTTCATAAATTCCTATATCCATTTTAAATTTTAAAACTTCATAATCTAAATCATCAAGTTTAAAATGTTCTCCAACATGGGGAATAGCATATAGTTCCTCTTGTCCGATAAATATGGTAATTCCTCGTCTTATTACCCCCTCTACTTGAGTAAGTATAGTCCCCATCCTTATTTTATTTTCAAATTTATCTTCATCAATAACACATTTAACTATTCTACCATTTAATTTATGATCTGTTGCAAATTCATTTAAATTTAAAAATGTTGTAGTTATATCTTTAGAAACAATTTCTTTAAAATTCATTTTTATTTACCTTTTTTACTAGATTTTGATACCTTTTCAGATATTTCTTCAGGCGTATTTTCAGATATTATTTCTTCAGATATTTCAACTATTAAATTATCTTTTAAACAAACTTCTAATGTAGTTGGTTCTAATATTGATATATCATCTCCAATATTATATAATTTACCACCATATATTAATTGTGTATTTACTTTATATTTCATCAATTATCATCTCCTATTTTACTTTTAAAACTTTAATTGATTTTGTATTTCTAGGTATTAGAATAGGTTTTGATATAGTTCTTAAAGTTATTTTATCATTTAATTCATCCTCTGTTACTCTAGGTATAAATTCACCTTCTAATAATCCATCTTTTATTGAACTCTCAGCAGCAAATTTAACTTTATTGTTAATTGGTGCCAAAAGTACAGTTCCTTCTGGTATAACTGATTTTGTTTTTGTTGCACCATCATTATCTATATAATCATAATATTCTTGATACTCTATTAAATCTACACCTAAAGAAGGTATTGAACCTAAATATATTACTCCGTCAATAGAAACATATTCAGGTTTAATTGTTGCTATATCATATCTTCTTGTATTTAACTGTTCCATAAATTTACTATTTTTTTGTAATAAATCTGATGCAACAGGATCTAATACTATAATATTTGGTCTACTTCCACCATTTTCTGATATATTTCTTAATGCAGTTTTTATATCTTCTAAAGGATTAGCATTTGCTTGATCCCATTTAGTAGCTATTGTTACATGATGTTCTGTATTTGAAGTGTCATAATATTGAACTTTATCTATAATACTATCTCCTTCTACATTTATTTCTAAATTATACAATACTGAGGCAGCCATATTTTCTAATCTTCTTGATATTTGTGTCTGTTGTTCTTCAAGTGTTTGTGCAATTAATTTACCCTTTTTTGTTTCTGGATCAGAATTTGAGAAAGGATTTTGTCCTGCAATTCTTTCAAAAGCAAATTCATCAGCAGTAAATGTTCTCATTGGTGCTATCTTATGAGGTTCATAAAATTTCCCGCTAAATGTTTCTTTAGGCATTTCTTGTCCTGGAACAAATCTACTTACTACTGGAGCCATTAATCTTCTTCCATTTGAATATTCTACAATTATTTTTTGTTTATCTGTTGTTTCTCTATCTCCAAAGAATGTATCATATAAAAATGTTTTGGGTTTTTCCATTTGATTTATTACTAAAAATAAAGCTTTTAAAGTTATTCCTAACATTATTTACCTCCTAATTTTCTTAAATATATATTTTGTTTTTTACATTTTTTTATTATTTCTTCTTTTGAAACATTTCCATAATTACAATAATCTATTATAAATTCTCCTTCAACATATATAGGAATTTTTACTTTACCTTTTGAAGCATCAATATCTTCTGCAACTATTCCATATACTTCTGTATCTTCTGTTATAATTTTACAGTCTTCATTTACAATATCTCCCTTTTTTAATGCTCCTGTTGATAATTCTAAAAACATTATTACGGGATCTTTAAATCCTGTTAATAATTGTTTATTCTCTACTTTATAATCCATTTTCATTATTTCTTCACTCCTTTTAATTGATTTAAAATTAAATCAGCTTTTATTTCATCTGTGTCTATATTTTCTGATTTTTCTTTATCTAAAATTATAGGCTTACCTTCTGAAATTATATTAGTCAATTTATCTGAAGATAATATTTTTTTATTTTTTAATATTTCAAAAGATACATCTTTTGCATTTTTAATATCTACAAACTTTGCATTTGTTACTATTTCATCTATAATACCTAAATCATCTATTTCTTTTATTCTATTTCTTTCTTGAATTACACCTTTTTCTACACCTTCATTTAATATTTCATTATAAATATTAGGGTATTTTTCTAATAATTCTTCTTTAGTCATTATTACTTCCTCCTTGTTTTTAATATTTTTAGTTTTATTAAAAACTAAATTATTTGAAATTATACAATTATCTTTTATTTCTAAATCTATATCATCATCAACTATCTCATCTATAAATCCATATTTTTTAGCTTCTTCTGAATTTAGCCATGTTTCTTTATCCATTAAATCCGATAACTCTTCTTTAGATAATTTTGTCTTAGATAAATATGTTTCAATTATATTATCTTTCATCTTTTCTAATATTTCTATAGCTTTTTCCATATCCTTAGTTTCTCCAACTACAAATGTACTAGGGTTGTGTATCATGAAAATAGCATTCTTAGGCATTCTAACAATATCACATGAACTAGTTATTATTGTAGCAGCACTTGCTGCAATTCCATCTATATAAGCTATAGTTTTTAATTTAGATTGTTTTAATAAATTAGAAATTGCTACAGCATGAGTAACACTACCTCCAGCTGAATTTATATGGACATTTATAGTATCAATATTTTCTAAACTAGATAATTGCCTAGCAATCTCTTTTGATGTTACTCCTTCTCCAGTCCAACTAGATTCTCCTATCTCTCCATAAATAAATAAGTTAGCCTCCTTTTCATTCTTGATTAAATTCCAAAACATCATTTTTTTCTTCATTTGATATTTTCACCTCCTTTTCAATTAATATCTTTTGTTCTTTTGATAAAATTCTAACATTTTGTTCAAAATCTCCACCATTTAATTCAGCAGTTTCTCTACTTCTTGTAGATA